CCCTTAATCCCGACCTGGCACAACTGAAATCCGGCATCCGTTCTGTTCTCGCCCGATTGAATCTTTGAATAAACGTATGACGGAATCATTCCCAACTTCCATATTGTCGGATTGTCTTTTGATTCTTTGCTGTCCGTCAAAATATAATCAATCGTTTCGCATAAGTTAATCCCGGATATCATTCGTCCCCCTTTATTGTGCGTAAATTATTAATTCATCGTTTTGCGTATTCGGCGAACTTGACACAAGCTCGGCTTCGCATTCGTATGTTCTTATCCCGTCTTTATCCGCATACTTGTTCTGCTTATACTGAAAATATCCGCTGAACTTTATCTGATTGCCAAGCGTTCCGGTTCCAACGCATATCGCATATGTGTCAATGACTTCACCGGCCCAATCACCCCAAAACGGATTGCTTGATTCAACTACGGCATCAGCGTCAAAGCTTAACTTGCCTTTACGATCCGAAATGCGGAAATCTCTGACGCCATATGTCGCGTTCAGATCGTCCCGGCGCGTGACATCGTTTTCCCTGTCTATCTCGCATTTCGAACATACCGGCGAAAACCCGCCGATCTGAAACGCGGCCGCATATACGATCGGCGGCTTAACTGTGGACGCCGTTGATATGTCCGGGATTGTCGCTGCTGAAACGGGATTGTATAACCCTTTGAAATCCCAATCGAATATGCCGTATTTCCCGGCTTCCAGGATCGCTTTAAAACTTCCGCGGCATCCCGTTATCTTGTGAAGGTTCCCATCCATGTATGCCAGGATCGACAAACTTGTTACGCCTGTATCAGAACTGACAGGCGTGAATGTGAACGCTGTCTGCGTAATCGCGGCCGTGGACGATGAAACGAACCCGCAACCCCTCATCAGATCGCCCCATTCAGGCGCTGACGTTGAATTTAACGCGCCTTTCACTTCGGTTTTAAATGTAATGCCGACCTCTTTCATGCCGATCTTGTTACCCATCTGCGTCAATGTATCGCGCAGAATGTTTCGTTCTAACACTTCACCCTTAATGTCCGGATTCACATCCCAGGCCAATAACGGCGAAAAACCGGCAATCGCCGGATCGGTTCCGTATGTCGTTTCTGCTGCAACTAAAATTACCGTTCTGCGTGTCAACATTTGTATTTCTCCTTATTTTGTTTTATTATTCAAAAGGATTTAGAATATCCAAATCCACACTTTCCCCATACCATGTCCCATCAACTGCGGCAATATATGCCTGTAACTTCCATGTCCCGGCCACCGGCAAATCGGTAACTGCCAATACATGCCGCAAGAAATATGTGCCTTCTGCCCCGGCAATTAAACTGTAACTTGAATAAACGGACGCGGAAAACGATCCGCTTGTCACGCCGTCCGGCTTCAAATAGTGTATAGATTTTTCTGTAACTGTTCCGACGTTCACGCCGCAATCAAGTATCAATTCTGTTCCCGCCTCACCAGTATAATGCTTTTGCATTTTTGTTCACCTCTTGCTTATGGTATAACGCTATCCAATTGAATTCTGTTTTGTGTCTTTGAGTTTTTCAATATGTTCGTTTCGATACCTGACGCGCCATTAATACGGTTTTCCATTCTTGATGTTTTAAGTATTCTGTTTACAATCCCGCTGACGGCCGGCGTTCCGACCGTTGGCGCGTATGTGCCAACGCGCATTGTCCGGGCCGTTGTTGTGATCGTAACGCTTTTCGTTGTTGTAACTGTCGGCGTTTGCGTTACTATGTTTAATGTCCGGGCCGTAACTGATACGCTGACCGCCTGGGATGCGCTTACTGTCGGCGCAATCGGCGTAATCGTCATGCTTCTGACGCTTGTCGATATTGTAACGTTCTTCGTTGTGCTTACAGTAGGCGCATTAGTTTTTATATTTAACTGCCGCGCAGTTGCGTTTACAGATACATTCCCGGCCGTCGTAACTGTCGCGACCCTTGCGTTAATACCTAAAGCCAACGCATTGACCGATATTGACGCGCTGCGTGTTGTCGTAACCGTGACCGCGCGCGTGTTGATGTTCAATTGACGAGCCGTGGCGTTTACTGTTACATCTGTTCCACCGCCACCCGTTACGCCTGTGGCGTAGATTTTTAGTATCTGACTTGCCGCAGATGTAAATGCCTGATTTGTACATGGGATATGGTCTGCCCCACTTATGTACCATATACCCAAATACCCAGTAGTTTCTCTAAGAATTTGTTGCCCGTTAGGAACCCATACGCCTAAATAGTCACCACTATTTATATCAAAAGCTGTGAAATCTCCAGGTGCATCCCACGAATCAGAACCCGCCGATCCCGATACTGTTACATTCCCCCTCGTAGATAAATTGTTTCCCGACACAACATAAAAAGATGCAAAATCTAAGTTTGAATTAGCGGATAATGTCGCTTGAAGATGGTCAATAGTTCCTGTGTCATTAGCAGGGTTATTTTTATCAACGAGGGTATAATTACCTATCGCCCCGCTTCCAGTATTTCCGCCAACATCAATAACAGCCATTATTTATTCCTTACTAAGTTTAAGTCGGGGATGTCCGCACTAATGCTACTCCCGATAGATTCTATGTCTGTATCATCTTTTGCCGACGTGACCGCACTCTTTATCGCACTTGATTTTCCCTCAAACGTCGTTATGTCGTTCTCAATCGCTGTCAAGCTCACGCCCAACGCTGTAAGACCATTTGTCACCAACGCCCGTTTTTCTGAGTCACTCAAATATGCCCGTATCATCACATTGTAATTATCGATGTTTTGCATACTGCGTGTCAGGTACGCTTTTTTATCTTCGGTAGTCATAGCCTCTTGATGAGCCGTGGTTATATCACCAACAGTTTTAGTCAATTCACCATTTGCCCCCTTTACTGCGACGTTAAATATATCCTGAGCACAATTAGTGAACCGTATCAAATCTAATGCCGCCTGTATTTCTTGTCTTGTAGCCATTTTATTTCTCCTTGCAAAGTAGCTCTGCCATTTTATGCCTCAAGTAGTAAAGAGGATTCCGCTTCCATTCCACACTATTGTAAAACTGCCCGCGCTCGACACCTGATCTGAACCGAAATCGAAACAAGCTATCAATGGATAACTCTTTCCGGCCGCGCCATTGCTTGAATAAAGAACCGCATATCGCGCCGTTATACTCGACACGCCCCAAAGCACATCGTTCGCGTCGAACTTGCCAAGATCGTTTGTATCGTCTTGCGTCAGCGTAGGCGATGACAGCGCGGCGCCCCCGGCCACATACGCCGTTCCGACGATCTCATACGTTCCGCTGAACTGCCCAAAAAACTTGTGATCAGGATCAAATGTGTAACTGTTGTTTAACAGCGCGCAGAACACCGGCTTTGTTGATGCAACTGTACCGTCTAAAGTATAACTGCCACCCATTACACCGTTTTTAAATACGTTATAAACACCGCTTGCCATAATTAGATCTCCTTATTTATAGTGAATTCAATTGACTATACAAAATACGCAGCGGGATATGAATACCTCGCAGCATCACGTTTTTATATTCTATTTCTTCAAACGCAGATTCGTCCATTTTCACATCATAAACTAATCCGCCCAAAGAATAGGACGATGACAAACATGCGCGAATATCGTTCTCGACGTCCAGGATGCCTTTATGCCCGCGCGTGTAATTCCCGACAATTGCATATTCCGGATTGTTGACCGGGACAAGCGCAATCAAATCGGCTTTTAAATATACGCGCTGAAAATCGTTCATGTCCTGTTCTGTGATGAAATTTCCGGTAACGTCAACCATTATGCAAGGCAATGAATCCGGTTCGATGACGTATCTGTTCCCCTGAAACACCTGGCGCATGTATGCGCTTAACTCGGCGTTGTTTTTTAATGTTGAAATCAACTGTGTGTATATCGTCCCGGCCATCATATAGCTGCCACCGCCTTTTCGATTCCATCTTTTATCTTTTGCAATACAAAAGATTGATTGCCTTTATCTTCTATCCCTGGGCGCATAAACGGCCGCGCCGGGATCTTTATACTATAACCAGGGATGCTGAACGTCCCGAATGATGTCGCTTTCTTTGCCTTTGAAAACAATGTCCGGCCGGCGTTCTTACCCCGTTTAAATGTCCTGAAATTGATTTTGCTTGACCTGGCCGGCATGTTTATTGTGCCGCCAAACTCATGGATGGGCGCATACTTAACGTTCGTGCCGATCTTGACCTGATACCCATCGGACAACCGTTCGACGTCACCTGTTGATATAGAACCGCGCAACCTGTTCGTTATAACCCCCAGGTATTGTGGCCGCGGCCCGGACAACCTTCGGCTGACGATCCACCGTTCGATATTCAGCGCGCCTAATTTAAGCGCGGGCATAATCGTTTCATCGCGCTGAATAACTGTCAGCTTTTTTAATAGCTTTTCCAAATTGTTTTTATCGATTTCAAACGTTATCATATGTCTGCATCTTCGAATAATTCTTATACAAGTTTAACGTCTGCCGCCACATTGATTTACCGCTTAACATCTGCATCATGCGCGTATCGCCTTGATCGCCGCTTATAAGCGTATGCACGCCCGTAATGCCTTCCTTATTCGCCTGAACAACCATTTCAATGATGACTTGTTTTAGATCATACGGAACCGGGAAGCTGATATATCCCGAACCATCTTGCGTCGCATGTGTCCCGGAAGCATATCCGGCATAGTATTCTATGCGGACATTGCGCCGGCCGCGGGTAAAGTAATCGCCTTCATCTGCAACGATCTTGCCTTCGTTTTCGTATAGCACGATGTCTGCCGTGGATATAACCGCCCCGGATCCCCAGGCACGATCGGAATCGACGCGCAGATCACTTACATACCAAACCGGATATTGCGGAAGGTAGATATACGTCTTTCCGTTTCCGTCAATGTAACTGTATTCCGGATCTGTCGCATACAGTTTTGCTTCGAACTTCCGGCCGCAATAGTTTTCAATAAACCCCTGGATCGCTTGCGACAAGCTTGCCAGTTTTGTGTTCGGGCCTTTGTCCTCGGCTTCGATCCCCAACCAACTTCGAATTTCTCCGGTCCCCACCAACATGTTTACACCTCGTTTGTTCAACCCGCAGCATTTTATCTTTGTATTTCAACATAAAATTTATAATGGCGTGGCGCGGGGACTTGTGGCCCCCGCGCCGGTATTCATTATCCCGCGTTCGTTACTTCTGCACTATTCGTTGAAAACAACACCGGGTTTGTGACGTACAATGTGCTGATCGGGGATCCCAACATAAATCCCGCCGCCAATGCAGCGCCTATTCCCGCTGTTCCCGCGATCGTCGCATGGACACGAATGAATTGTTTCCTGTCGCCACGAACCAAGCGTTCATACGCGCTTGTGGCTTCAAGGACATGCGTACCGGGCGCCGTAAGTGTCAATGCAACTTTAAAGCTGCCCATCACTTCGCCGTCCGTGATGTCCGACCACGCCGACCCCGTTCCCGCCAACGTTGCGCTTTCCTGAACTTTAAGCGTCAGCGTCGCAAGGTTTACCGCTGTCCCGGCTGTCAGCGTTTTGAATGCCACCAATAAACGCGCTTCACCGAAACCGTTAATGCATACCGCGTTTCCGTGGTATGTGGCGCCCGTGGCGCCCGCGTATAGCGTTCCAACCAACGTTGGCCGCCAATCCTGCATACTTTGTATCTGATGCATAACATTCCTTTCTGCGTTGTTACGCTTTTACGATGCTCTGATTACGCAGAATGCGGACGGCAACGCCACCGCGATACAGATGCGTTCAATGGCACGCAACGCAACCATGTCTTTTTCAAACATATTGTCCGAATCAACTGTTGCCTGATCGGATATTTTCATCGTGATGCCGGACCTTTGTCCCAACATCAAACCACGTTGCAGATCGCCGAATACGGCATAAGTCGTTCCGGTCGTTCTGTAAGCGGTATGCTGTAAACCAGGAAGAACTTCGACGTCCTCGTAAGCATAGCCAAGATAATCCCTCGCCCCACTCGGAAACAATGGCGCGCCGGCTGTCGTTGTTCTGCTCTTGATATACGCATTCATCGTTCTATGGAAATAGAACTTTGCGTTCGCAAGCGCGTTCGAATAGATCTGCCCTGTCACCCTGATAAGATCCTGGTATGACAGCGTTTCGAAACCTGTTCCGCCCGCGTGCGGGTATGTTGGAACGCCTGTTGCGCCGCATACGCCTATGAACGGTGATGCGCCGCCGTTGAAACCGGCATCATCTTCCGCCTGGGCGAATGCTTCGCTGATCAGCGTTGCAAGATACTGCATCGTGTCGATATTGGCATCGGCCAATAATTCGTTCGTTACTTTTGGCAGCGCGCCAAGCTTCTTGACCACCAACTGAACCTGTGTCCATGTGGGGTTCGTCTGCTTTATCTGCGCGCCTTCATTGATCCATATTGCGGATTGCCCTGTCGTTCCGGCAGCCGGAAAATTCTTTGTGTCCGTGGACATAGGAACAAACCTGGCGTTTCTTCTTATTACGCCATAAAGAGGCGCAAGGCGCAGCACTTCCGATTCGAATTCTTGAGGAACCAAGAATCCACCGGATGCATCAACACCTTCTGACAGGTTCGCTTTTTTGCGAACTTCATCCGACATTTCTTTCAGTATCGGGCGATCGTTGTTTATCAGCGCTTTCATGAACTTCACGGTCTTGATATACTTCGCCACGGGCGATTTATCGTCCTGGCCTTCGGTTCCTATGCCGGGAAACATGAAATATTTGCGATCCACATCCGTCATGGACTTCATAAAATTTTTCATGACATCCTCGACCTTGCCTTTGAAATCCGCCATATCAAGCTGTGGCGTAGCCGGCGCGGGTGACATGATTTTCAACTTCGCCTGGACTTCTTCCATTGTCTTGAGAATCTGATCTTGCTGTTCTCTCGGCAATGCATCAAACTGTTCTTTCGTCATCATATAATTACCCTTTCGTTTTTTGTTAATCCAATTTTCCTTGCGCTTTTCTGACTTCTCTGGTAAGGATCTCGTTTATTGTCTTTACAAGATCATCACCTGAAATCCCCGAATCGCTTTTTGTGGCATCAACCACGTTCAACAACTCAACTCTTGCGGTAAATAGATCGCCTTTTGCTTTCAGCAATTCACATGTCAAACGCCCGACTTCTTCCGTTAATTGTTTGATCTTCTCTTTATCCTGGGCCATTTCTTTTTGTAATGGCTCGATGATCTCCATCTGATTGATGTTCTTTGTTTCCGGAACTTCGGGTTTTTCTTCTTCCGTTTCTTTCTCTGCTTCCGGTTCGACCTTGTAATCTTCCAGGTATTTCTTTACTTCGTCAGATATCATGCCCTTCTGCATTGCCAATGCTAATGCTTCCGGATTACAAGGAACCGGGACCGCGCTGTATTCAATGACTTCCCAATCGGTATATGTCCGGCGCGGCTTCTTGTCCCCGTCACCCTGATCGTGCGCTTTAGGAATGAAACCTATTGAAAACGCCTTCATGAACCCGCCTTTATAAAGGCCGAATATTTCTTGCGCGAACGGTGTATCAGCAAATATCGTTTTTGCCAGGATCCCATCGGCCGTATTCTTTATCCATGCGGCCCGGCCGATCGGCGGCTTTGAATAATCATGCGCCCACATGACAACAGGATTTTTGCGGAAGTTTTTGAAATTTGCGCCTTCCGGCAGAAGGACTTCATCCTGGCGGTCCCATGCGGCTGTTGATACTAACGCCGTTATCGATTTTTCATTTTCGTTGATCTCTTTTACCTGCGAATCAAATAATCGTAATACTTTGTTCATTTTTATTGCTCCTTATTTTACGACGGGCGCGATTCTGCATCTGCAATTAATTATATCTTCGGCCGGCGCATCGCCTGACCTGTCACCCGGATATTGTAACCGCGTTCCTGAATTCAACGTAAACCCTGACGTCATACCAACCACCTGCCCATCGATCTGATGGGATTCCCTGACCTTTTCATCCCTGGCCGTAATCCATTCTTTTTCCTTCACGCCGGCATCATGATACGCTTTCATCTGCCCGGAATTCGCCGCGCCGATAACTTCTGTCTGCGCTATGCGAACGCTTCGATATTTTTCGCTGAAATCAAATACACCGTTCACCCTGGCAGCGATCTTGTCTATTGATTCGCCGAATGAAACGCCTTCCTGGATCGTATCGTTCAACAATTCAACTGTCGATTCGTTGATGCGTGTTGAAAAGAATTGTATGCGTTCGTCAATAGCACGTTCTATATTCGGGATCTGCATGTCAAACGCGATTGACGAATCAACCTCGCGCGCGCCTAACTTCAACCCGCCTGTGAATGCGTCCATGATAAACGGCTTTGCGAACCCGGCAAGGCGCTTGTTTTCTGAACTGACATTGAATATCAGGGATGTTTCCAGGCCGGCTTTCTGACCAGGAACGAATGATCGATGCTTCATTAGATTGCGCGTGATCTCGTCATGCTGAACCTTAAAGAACCGTTTCATTGCATTGCCGAACCGCTTTTCCATTGGGCCGGTCATCTGTATAAACATATCCCAGGCATGATCCCGGCGATCCTTTTTCTGCTCAATGGCTTTAGTTTCAGGATCTTCGTCTTTTGGCGCCGTTGCGTCATCGGCCGTTGTCCCGGACGGCACAAGGTTAAAAGGTATTAACGGAACGGACGTTTCGGGTAAATTAAGCGCTTCCATGCCGTCCTTCTCGCGTTCTTCGTCTATTGTCGAATACCCTGACGCGATGTTGATCTGCCGTTCCCTCAACCGAAATTCCTTATCTTCCGGAACAGGCGAATCGAACTTACACACCAGGCGCGCATCGTATAGCGGCATCATCTTTTCATTCAGCTTTTCTTCAATAAGCGTCAACCGCGGCACGATCGTTCCCTTTTGGTAATTGTATTCGTTCGCGTCCGCATTGGCCCGGTTCACATCTTCGACCAAACCCAACTGACTTGCCGGCACGCCGAACGTGGCCAGGATGCCATCCCGGACGCTTCTTGACGTATCAGGATAAGCAACTTCGGATAAATTCGATCCGGTTTTCTCAAACTTCAACCCGGATTCAAGAACCGCGATCTTTCCGGCATTGCCTGAACCCTTATGCCTGGCCATCCACGTTGTCATAAGGCGATCCCATTGCGCTTGCGTAAGCGAATCATCTGTGCTTAATACGCCATTCGGCTGTGCGTTATTCAATAAGAAGTTGATGCCATACGTCTTGATCTGCTTGTTCAAATCAACATCATACTGTGCGCCAAACATCCACGGCGTGCCGTAATATATGCTCTGTAATCCCGGAACCCTGAAATGTATGATTTCGTCTACCTGGAAAGGGATTGGCGTTGCTTGCCGGCCTGGAACTGTCATGACATATCCGGCCACAAATTCTGTTTGTGACGGCACTATCTTCATCCAATTGGCCGGGATATTCCATACCTGACGCGGAACCCGTAACCCATCCCGGACGATCCACCAATATGCATTGCCGCATACTTCCAGGTTTAATTCAGTAAGAACCATTAATTCAAATTTGTTAAAATGCGGATTCACCGATTGCATAAGATCCAAAAACGGATGCGCGGTTATCTGATCAAGGACTTCTTTATTGTCAACAACGCTGCGCTTGTATATCTTCAAGGGGACTTTCGCAACTCCCAGGGCATTACGATACCCGCAATTGAATGCCCATGATCGGAAGTTTTCGACGTAGTTATCAAAATCAAGCGGCGGCGGCGTGCCGTAATTCTTTTCATAGCCGTATAATGTGACTATGGGATTGACTTTCGGTTCCGCATTAGCGGCTTTTGCATATTTCTGAAACTTCCGGAATAGCTTTATGTCATTGATTAAGCCCATGAATACCCCTTATCCCAAGAATCGAATGTTTGGATTTCGTGACTTGATATATGCTTCCAAGGCATATCTCGCAGCATCCGGCCAATGATCTGAACCGGCGGCCGGGATCGGTAAAATCTTGTCTGTGATCTTATCTTTTTTCCATTTATAATTTTTGAAATTATCCGCAGCGCCACGGCAACGCGGATGAATAATGATCTTTTCAAAGCCACGCAAGAACGATATGCCATCCTCAACAGATCCTTTTCCTTTTGCTGCGCCTTTAATATTGAACCCACGCTGTCGTAAGTATGAAATCGTGTCCGGGCGTTCTGAATCAGCGACGATTTCCCATGTGCGGACGCCCGGGACAGTATCATAAAACCGTTCAAGATCGTCGATTTCAACGCCGATGCCGTATGCTTCATAATCGATATAAAGCTTATTATCTTTGATGAACATGCGGCCCAGGACGGCCGGATCTGCGCTGAACCCAAAGTCAGCGCCGAATTTAAATTCCGCATCAGCCGGCGTTTCGAATTCTTCAATAAGGATTTTATTTTTAAACACAAGGGCGTCCGAATAACCTTTGATGGCGCCTTCCCAAACATGTTCATACTTGTCCGGATCAACCCTTTTGTCATATTCCATTTCCCGCCGCAATACTTCCGGAAACATAGCGTTATCTCGGTAAGTAAGATGCGCAGATACGCAATCCGGCGGCGGGAATTTAATGAATCGTTTATGTGTAGCGCTGTCCTCATCTTCGGGGTTAAATGATACCCATATTTCTGAATTTTCTTTTCTGATCGTAGGTGTAAGTGTCTGCCAGGAATCCTCGGTGACTTTTTCAGCTTCTTCAACCCAACATATGTCGATGCCTTCTGTTGACTTGATTTCGCTGATATTGTGATGCAATCCCTTAAAAAGAAACTCCGAACCGCGCCGGCCGTATATGCCATCCTTCTGAATGACGAATTGATCGTCATAATCAAGCGCGGCAATCCTGTCTGACAACAATCTATGAACTGAATCACGGATCGAATTCTGCGTTTCTCTTGTGCATAAAATACGCAATTTCTCATTTACGGCCCTCGATATCAACGCATCCGCGAACGAATAACTTTTCCCCGATCCGCGCCCGCCCTTCAAAACTTTGTAGCGCGCCTTCGCCGCGATCACTCGCTGCGACTTCTCCGGCATGTAAATTGTTATGGCCTGGGCGTTTGACATTCATCTTTGACAGCTGAAAAAATAACCGCGTGCGGCGTTGATATAGCGGCATTCTCGGCCGCAACGTTGACACCAACGTTCACCAACGCATTTTTGCTTTTCCATCTTTCGGGACATCTATTCGACAAGTAATGTTCGTATTCAGATCCGCTTCCGTTTCCGGATGCAAGTTTATTAAAATATGCATCCTCGACGACATTGACCTGTTTTTCGTCGCGCATTTCCATACATGCTTTAATGTAACGATCGATACGCGCGTCCTTCTTCCGCCAGGTGTATAACGTTCGCGTGCTTTTAATGCCGGCCTTTTTCCATGCTTCGGTATAAGTAACGCCGCTTATCAGCGCTGTTCGTAATATTCGCAACACTCGTGCTTTTGATAACATAATTTTTACCCAAAAAAAAAGGACCAATGCATCACTTCAATGCATTGGCCCCATGTAAGGGCCTTCCCACAAAGGCCGATCAATATGTTTTAAATATTTCTTAATTCATGCGTATAGTTTACTTGATGTGACCCCTGTTTGTCAACCCAACCGCTGATTTTTTATATTTTGAATATCCGTTACACTCTGTGCATTTGCGTTTTCTGTTGACGCAATTTGTCTTTAAACAGAAGTTAATCCACCATCCCCCGCGCGATTTCGGTCCCATTAAATAATTGTCCGCTTTTTAAAGTCCGGCAATTCTTTTTCCCTGAAAAACACATATGACTTGCTTACAGATAAATGCGTCCGTGTCTTGAATTCCTTTGCGACTTCACCGACATTTATTTCCAATTGCCCGAATCCATGCGCAAGGATCACCCGGTATTCTTCGATGATCTTTGATTCGTCAATGCTTAACATGTACGTTCCGGCCGGCATCATGACCCCCGCATTCTCTTGACTATGATCCGCAAGTAATAAAGTATGCTTTTTATATCAAAGCGCTTGATGCAATTCAACGCTTCCTGTCTGACTATTCGATCGATAAAATATTTTTGAATGTGCAACAATTTACCAGTAGCAACGGCGCTGACGTTCGTTACAGTATCATTCAATTCCCCGAATGCGTAATAATCCGCTTGTTCTTCAAGCGTCTGCGGTTCCTTAAACTTCCCGGATTCAACCAACTGTTCATACATCGGCGTGCCTGGATATGGCCGATATATGCTGCATACCGGGAACCGGGCCGGGATCGTCTTAATCAAATCAACCGTCTGTTTGATTTCGGCTTCTGTTTCGTCAGGTAATCCGATCATAAACATGGCGCTTGTTGTGATTCCTATCTTGCGACAATGCTGAAATGTACTTTTTATCTGTTCCCGCGTTTGACGTTTATTGATCGCCCGTAACATTTTATCAGATCCGCTTTCCACGCCGAATTCCATGTGTCGCAATCCGGCCGATTTCTCATTCAGCGTCAAATACCTGTCGAAACCGGGAATCGTACCAAAATGCGACCACTTGATTTTGATATTGTTGCTCCTGATCAACCAACATAAATCCTGCACACGTTTTTTATTAATATCAAAACTATCTTCAAGGAACTGAATGCCGTCAATGCAATATTTAATCTTCAATTCCATCATCTGATTAAAAACGCGGGCTGCGTCTATCGACCTAAATCGATGATGCGGCTTCTTCTGATTTACACAAAAAGCGCATTGATTGACGCAGCCACGCGATGTATTCAATGTCAGCACACGATCAGCCCAATGCCGGCGCGCGACATATTTTTCGACTTCAACAAGGTCCCAGGCCGGCATCGGCAATTCGTTCATATCGATTGTATTGTCCGGCATATCGTTCAGAATAACGCTTCCGTCAAGATCGTGCCATCCCAACCCCGGAATGTCCCGATATTCGACATCAAGCATAAATTCGTACAATGGCCGTTCACCCTCGCCCATGACGATATAATCACATTCGTCAAGGCATTGTCGCGGGAACAATGTCGGATGATGTCCGCCCCATATAATTTGTATGTCTTTATACTCGGACCGGACGAATCGGGATATCTTGATCGCCTCTTTAATGACCGGGCCTGTCATAACTGTAAGACCCACAAATCGCGGCCGGATCTTATCAATCGTCCCCATCCAATCGCCATTGACATTGCAATCATGGACGGCAACGGTAAATCCTTTATTGCGCAGATACCCGGCCAGGTATAAAATGCCATACGGCAAATACGGCGGCCGGCCGTCCC